TGATTGAATCTCAGGATAAGTTACTGACAATATCTGCTGGAGATCTTACATTTGTTCCTACGACAAAAGATAGAGTTGTTATTAGTAGCGTTGAATTTAAAATTATTCAAGTTATAACGAATGAGCAAAATAATATACCAATTAGTTTTGATTTGATCTTGAGGTAAACATGACAAGAAAAATATCAATCACAGAAATCCCAGATGTCATGGAGGATGCTGTCGTATTTCTTGTACAGGCAACAACTTTAGAATGGACATCAAGAGTAAAAAAGGCTACACCAGTTGATACTGGAAGATTACGAAACTCATGGCAGACAGAAATCAAACCAACTAGCGGAACCATAATCAATAACCTACCTTATGCAGAGCCAGTTTGTTATGGTGAAAACCTACCACCATCATGGCAAGGTCAATATAGAACTAAACAAAAAACTGTTGCTGGATTTCCAGAGCTTATTGGAAAAGAATTACAAAAATGGGCTTTAGATGAATATGAAAAAATTAAACGGAGATTATAGTGGCTGCAATAGATTTAAATACAGTCAGATCCACAATAGAGGCTAGGTTAGCCACAGAGCTTGCTTCAAGCCCAGCAATTTCTGTTGTATTCAATAACATGGCATTTGATAGTACAACGGAAGATACTTTTGTTCAGTGCATAACAAGTTTTGGTAATAATTCATATTTAACTCAGGGAGGATCAAGTGATTCTGATAATCAAATAGATGGCCTTATTTTGTTAAACGTATTTACAGAAGAGGGTATTGGGGCAGGGGCTAACTTTACAATTTGCAAAAGACTTAGAGACTTATACAATAGAATTACAGTATCAAGTGTTATTTTTGATGCACCTATTGGCCCTGAGATATTAAATTCAAGTCCAGAAGGTAAATTTCAAACACAAATCAGAATAACATTCACAATTTATGAGGATCTTTAATCATGCCAAAGCTTGAGATAACAGAAGAAATGCTTGACGCTATAGAAGCTGTCAAAGGTGTAAGAGATCCACAGTATTGGGATCCTAATTGCAAAAGATATATGGAGAGTCAACAAAAAACTAAAAAAGATGTAAAAACTTCCGAAAAGAGTTAATATATTTATAAATCTTTCTTTTTTATGTCATGGCAGCTATTAGAGGTGATGTAGGCAAGATCATGTTCAAGAACTCGGCTGGTGATGAGGCCGAAATTACTGGAACTAGATCATGGTCATTATCAGTTTCAAAGGATACTTTAGAAACTACAGTTCAAGGTAATACAGCGAAAACATTTATTGGTGGTTTGATTTCTGGTGAAGGATCAGCAGAACTTATTTATGACAACGCTGGTAATACAGATTATCTTTCATTCATTGAAGATGTTTTAACAGTTGCAGATGCTGGTGACGCATTGTTTGAATTGTTCCCAGATAGCGGTGCAAGTTCTAAAAAGTTAGCTTTTTCTGGAATCATTACAAGTGCTGAGTATGGTGCAACACTTGGAGAAACTCAGTTAATAAACATTTCATTCCAGACAACTGGTGCAATAACTTCAGACATATAGTAAATTTTATCTAACAACCCCAAAAATATGGCAGAAAAGAAAACTCTTGATCTTTTAAAGAACGCTTTTGACCTTAGTAAAAGACGCAAATTTGACGTTAAAGATGACGAAGGCAATGTTGTAGTTAGTTTGTATTTTAAAGCTATTACAAGGGCAGACAGAGCAAGAGCAACGCAAAGGGCTGGCAGTGATGATCCTTTAGTTGTTTCCACTCATATGCTTTGCCAGTTAGCAGAAAACGAAGATGGCTCTAAGGCTTTTCATCCAGCCGATTTTGCTAACTTGCAAAATGAAATACCAGAAAACGTATTAAATGAAATTGAATTGTTTTTATTTGGTATTAATCAAAACGCTACGATTGATAACACAAAGGAATCCTAAAGGGGGATAACTGGTTAAATTTTGAGTTTTTCCTTGCAACAGAATTAGGTAAGACAGTAAGTGAATTAAGAACACAACTCACTGAGGAAGAGTTGGTATTTTTTGCTGGTTATTATGAATTAAAACGTGAAAGAGAAAAAAAAGAACTAGATGCAATCAAACGCAAATCAAAGTATAGTTAAAGGAGTTATTGTTTAGTTGTGGCAGTTTCAAACGTTGAATTAAGAGTTGGAGCCACTCAAGCAATTACAGCATTGAAGAATGTTAATACACAGGCACAAAAATTTAATCAAACTGTAAATGGTACCAACAGCAAATTAAAAGACGCAAATGCAGGGTTGGGCGTTTTGCCTAAAAAGTTTTTTGCCACTGGTGCTGGTGCTAAAACTGCGGCTGGAGGAGTTAGAGCTTTAGGTGCTGCTGTAAAAAGCAGTTTATTTTTTATTACTGGTATAACAACTGCTGCGGCTGCACTGGTAAAAGTTTTTACGAATTTGACTGCGTTTGATTTTGCTAGTGCAAGAGTAAGAACTTTGGGAGTTGATGTAGATGCCTTGCAACCAAAGCTTGCAACTTTATCTAATGAGCTTAGTGGTCAGGCTTCACAACTTGAATTATTAGAATCATCATATGATTTAGCATCTGCTGGTTTTGCTGAAACCGCAGAAATCACAGAAATTTTAAAAGCTGCTCAACTAGGTGCAACTGGTGGATTTTCAGATTTACAAACTGTTACTGATGCAACTACATCTGTTTTGAATGCCTATGGACTTGAAGCTGGTAAAGCTGGAAAAATAGTCGATGGATTTGCCCAGACTCAAGCGGACGGTAAAATTGTTGTTGATCAATATGCACAGCAGATAGGACGTATTGCACCAATAGCGGCTGGTGCTGGTGTAAGTATAGATGAATTAAACGCTGCGATTTCTGCCGTTACTGCAACTGGTGTTCCTGTTGAATCAACTTTTGCTGGACTTAGACAGGTTATTGCTTCGATTCAAAAACCAACAAAACAAGCCTCAGATGTTGCAGAAAAATTAGGTATTGATTTTAGTGCCGCAGCTCTAAATTCAAAAGGATTTAGTGGAGTCCTTGCTGAAATCGTGGAAAAAGGTGGAGCGAGTGCAGATAATTTATCGCAACTGTTTGGAAGTGTTGAGGCTCTTACAGCAATACAACCTTTGTTAAATGATGAATTAGTTAAGTTCAATGAAGCCTTAAAAAATCAAGCAAATGCACAAGGAAGAGCCGCAAAAGACGCTTTCACATCCGCTAATACTATTCAAAACCAACTTAAAAGAATAGGTACTGCATTTACAAATTTAACTACAGATGGTTCAGAGTTTGGAATAGTAATAAGAGAAGTTTTGAAAGTAGCTGCCGTCACAGTAGAAGCATTAGGAAGTGCTTTTAGATTAGTAGGAGATATTGTTAGAGGAGTTATAGGTGTTGTTGCAGAAATAGGAAGAGTTTTTACAAAATCAATAGGAATTGATGCTGTAGGAACATTAATTTCTTTAGAACAAGGCTGGATAAATGTAAAAGAGGCAGTTGCTAATTTTGGCGATGAGATTATTTTTGTTGGCAGAGTGATCGGTGGGGTAATAGGTCAATCACTAAAAATTTCTTTTAATGCTGTTAGAGAATTTTTTATAAAATTTGGTGATTTTTTAAATAAATTAAAAGTACAGTTTGTACAAATAACTGATGGCATAAAACAAAGATTTGCAGATTTAATAAGTCCTATTGTCGAAATTTTTCGTGCGATAGAAGAAAAAACTCCACCATTTATAAAAAAAATACTTGGTGGGGCTGCACAATTTAAAGTCCCGACAATTGATTTTGGATTAGGAAAGTTAGAAAATCCATTTAAAAACTTAGAAAACCCATTCAAAGATCTTGGTAAAGATCTAGAATTTATAAAAGAAGGGTTAATAGAGTTTTCTGGTATTGAAAGAGAAATTGCAGACACAGTAAATGATCAAGTAGATGCCAAAAATAAAATTGTAGAGACAAATGGAAAAATAAAAACAAGTGTTGAAGCAATAACTCCAGCAGAAAAAGAAGCAAGAGAAGAGGCAGAAAAATTAAAAGAAACTTTTAAAGGTATCGGGGAATCTGTCAGGAGTGATTTAGTTGGAGGCTTAAGAGACGCTATTAATGGTAGTAAATCTTTTGGTGAGGCAATTTCTGGGGTATTAAATAATCTTAAAAATAAACTTCTTGATATTGCCTTAAATAAAGCAATTAGTGGAATTGGTAATGCTTTAAGTGGTGGTAAAGGTTTTGGAGGTGGGTTCCTCTCTGGTTTGTTTGGTAAAGAAAGAGGTGGTAGAGTATCGGCTGGTGGTGCTTTTGTTGTTGGTGAAAGGGGGCCAGAAATATTGCAGATGGGTTCTAAGGGTGGCAATATAATCCCAAACAGTCAAATCGGTGGAGGAGGTGACAGTATTACTAATATGGTTACTGTTAATGTAGATGCAAGTGGTAGTTCTGTTCAAGGATCTACTACTGACGCACAGCAATTAGGCCAAGTGATTGGTCAGGCAGTACAAGCTCAATTAATCAAAGAAAAACGTGCTGGAGGTTTATTAACATAATGGCAACTTTTCCTTCTATAACACCGACCTACGGAACTACACAAACAGTAGAACAAAAAAGCATCACGACAAAACTCGGTGATGGTTATGAGTTGAGAACTGTTTTTGGTTTACCAGCAAATAAAAGACTGCATATTGTTAATTTAAGTTTTGCAATATCAGAAACAGATGCCGATACCATAGACACTTTTTTAAATAGTAGATTTGATGATCAAGCTTCTTTTGACTACACAATGACTGGAGAATCTTCAGCAAGAAAATTTAAATGTACAAGTCGGTCAAGGTCTATTCCATATCTAAACAGAGTTAATATGAACCTTACATTTGAGGAGGTGGCAGAACCATAATGGCAATACCTACCAGTGAACTACAAAAAATAAATCCTTCAGCAATAATTGAGCTATTTGAATTACAGCTAATTGCTTCAATACATGGATCAGATCAACTTTATAGATGGCATAGTGGTTCAAATCAAAATAATAATGGCGAAATAGTATGGCAGGGAAATTCTTATACAAGATTTCCAGTGGAAGCAGAAGGGTTTGAGTTTACAGGAAAAGGACAAATCCCAAGACCTACTTTAACTGTAAGTAATGTTTTATCAACTCTTACAACTTTAATTGCATCTGTAAATACCTTCACACCAGCCAATGATCTTAATGGGGCGAAGCTTACAAGAATTAGAACTACAGCCGATAACCTCGATGCTGTCAACTTTGCACCTGTAACAACAACCTCTACAACTACTACAACAATTGCTGACCCAGCAGACGCTGAAACCGTTACTTATACAGTGACTGTGGTTCAAGATTCTGGCGGTAATAATGTTTTTGCTTTGAATGGAGTACAAAAACCTGTTATCACTATGAAACGTGGTTCAACATATATTTTTAATCAAGAAGATTCAAGCAACCAAACCCATCAACTTGCTTTTAAGTCAGACAGTGGCGGTTCTTATACAACTGGAGTAACAAACACAGGAACTTACGCTGGATATGCAAATTACATTACAACTTTTCAACCACCATACCCAGATGCACCAAGCGATTTGAGATATTATTGCGTAAATCATGGAAATAATATGGGTAATACAATCACAATGAACAATCCCAATACAACCACTTCAACCACAACCACATCATCTACAACTCAAACAAATCCTTTTGGAACTCCCAGTTCAAACAAGTTTCCTGATGAGATATTTTTTCTTGATCGTAAAGTTTTAGAAAATAGGGAGGTCGTACAGTATGAGTTGGTTTCTGCCCTTGACCTTGCAAATGTTAGAGTTCCAAAAAGACAAATTACTAGAAAAGATTTTGACGGAGTTGGTACATTTATTGACGCATGACTTGGAAAGAAAAAGCTGTTCAACACGCAAAAGAATGTTTACCAAAAGAAAGCTGTGGTCTTTTGGCAATAGTTAAAGGAAAAGAAACTTATTTTCCTTGTAAAAATTTAGCAAATGATCAAATATCTTATTTTATTATTGATCCTGATGATTGGGCAAATGCAGAGGATAGCGGAGAACTAATAGGATTAATTCATTCACATCCAAAAGGACCAATATTTCCATCTGATAATGATAAAGCGGCTTGTGAATACCTTGGCTTGCCTTGGCATATCTACAGTCCAGAAATTAATGATTGGTATAGTTTTAAACCCTCTGGCTTTAAGCCGTCATCAATAATAGGTAAAACTTGGATCTGGGGTGCTGCTGATTGTTGGACTATCGTTGTTGATTATTTTAAAGAAAAAGGATTAGATGTTGGGGACATGGTTAGACCGAAAAGCCCTTATGAAATGCTTGCTAACAACAAATTTGAAAATGAAATACCATCTTGCAATTTTGTAGAAGTTGATGACGATATTAAAAAAGATGATTTGCTTTTGTTTAGTATGGGTAAAAATATCGGTTGCCATGTTGGTATTTATGTAGGAGATCAGATGGTTTTACATCATCAAGTAGGTAGACTAAGTTCAAAAGATTTGTTGGATTCTCAAATGCAAAAATCAATTTATAAAAGGTATCGTCATGTTGAGAACAATTAAAGTATATGGAAAGCTTAGACAAATATTAGGTCAGTCAACATTTGAAGCTGATCTTAATAATGTAGGGCAAGCATTTAGTTTTTTATATAATAACTTTCCTGAGTTGGAGGGTCATTTATTAAATAATAATTATCGAGTATGGACAGGAGATAAATTAGTAACTGAAGAAAAAATATTTATGTCAGGCGAGAAAGATATAAGAATAATCCCTGTGGCAACTGGATCTGCTTTTTTTATACCTTTTGTAGCACCTATTTTGGCGGGAGGTGTTTCTTCCGTTATAAGTGGCATAGTTGGAACAGGAATAATTGGGACTATTATTACTGCCGTAGGTACTTCGTTAATTGTCGATGGTGTTACTTCATTGCTTACTCCAAAACCACCTAATGTGAGTCCATCAGGAATGGACGCTACAGATCCAGCTTCACTGGCTTCAAATTATTCATTTAGTGGGATAACAAATATTAGCAAAAGTGGTGTTCCAATAAATTTAATATATGGTGAAACCATAGTAGGATCGGTCACTGTATCAAATGGAATCGACACTGTTCAAGTTAGAGGTGACGCATAATGGCTGGCATTCAAGAATTTAGTCAAGATACTGTTTTTACTAATCCAGAACTACCCACCGATACGCTTTCATCAAAACAATTTAACACTCTCGTGGAAGTCGTAGGGGAAGGAGAAATAGAGGGCAGTGCAACAGCATCAAAGGCTGGTTTAACAAAAGGAACAACTGCCTATAATAACGCTTTCAAAAAAGATATATTTTTAAATGGAACACAATTATTGCTTACTTCTGCAAGTAATACATCACCATCAGAAGGTGAATTTAACTTTAAAGAGGTAGGTTTTGAACCTAGATTCGGCACATCAAATCAAACTTTTATCAATGGAATTGCAAATATTGAAACCGAATCATCAGTTGGAGTTGCAGTTACTTTTGGTAATCCAATAACAAGAGCCGTTTCAAACACCTCTGTTAATGCAATAAGAGTGACAGTTTCTTTTAGTAGTATTCAAAAAGTTGAGAATAATGGAGAAATAACTGGTGCAAGTGCTGGAGTTAAGATTGAGATTATCCAAAACAATGGAACTACTACCACACCAATTGATGATACTGTCACAGGAAGATCAACCAGTGCATATTTTAGAGATTATTTAATAAATTTACCAGCAAACACAAGCTTCCCTATAAACGTAAGAGTTTCAAGATCAACGGCTGATACCACAAATCCAGAGTTTACAGCGTTTAGTTGGTCGAGCATGACTGAAGTAATTTTTAAGCAAAACGCATATCCTGATACTGCACATTTAGCGTTGAGGTTTAGTGCTGAATCTTTTCCAAGAATTCCTAAGAGATCATTTAGGCTCAGAGGAATCAAGACAAAAATTCCTCATAATGCAACTGTTGATATACAAACTGGACGCATAACTTATGCTGGAACATTTAACGGAACATTTAAAACTGATAAAGAATGGCACTCAGATCCAGCTTGGGTGCTTTGGGATATTTTGACAAACACTCGTTATGGGCTTTCAGTTGCAGAAACATCTTTGGATCAATATACATTTTATAATCAATCTGTTTATAACAATGAATTAGTAGATGATGGGGAAGGAGGTCAGGAAGCTAGATTTGCTATAAATGTAAATATTTCACAACAAAAAGAAGCTTTTAATCTTATTAACGATATTTGTTCAACAATGAGGGTTATGCCGTTTTATGCGGCTGGAAGCATATCAATATCTGGTGATCGACCATCTGATCCTGTTTATCAATTTACTCTTGCAAATGTTAGCGAAGAAGGATTTAGCTACAGCGGTTCTTCACTTAAAACAAGACATACTGTTATCAATGTTGGATATTTTGATCTTGAAACCAGAGCTATTGATTATGAAACGGTGGAAGATACAGCAGCTATAGCAAAATATGGAGTTGTAAGTAAAACAATACAAAGTTTTGGTTGTACAAGTAGAGGTCAAGCTTCACGTACAGGAAAATGGTTTTTATATAACGAACAAAAATCTGGAGAAAGTTGTACATTTAAAATTACTGCTGAATCAGGAACCTTAGTAAGGTGCGGTCAAATAATTTCAATAAGTGATCCTGTGAAGGCTGGACTCAGACGTGGTGGAAAAATTAAATCTGCAACAACAACTTCAGTAGTGGCTGATGATTCTACGCATACTGATTTGGACGTAACGAACAATGCAACATTATCTGTGATAATGCCTGATGGATCATTAAGTACAAAAACTATTTCAAGTGTTTCTGGAACCACAATAAATGTTAATTCTGCTTTTTTAAATTCAAGTGGTCAAGCCGAAGCTCCAAACGCAAATTCTGTTTTTATAATTCAAAACGATACTTTAGAAACTACCACTTGGAGAGTAATTACAGTAAAAGAAAATTCAGATTTAACTTTTGATGTTACTGCTTTAGCCCACGATTCCGATAAATATGCCTTTGTAGAAGATGGTGTTGCCTTACCAACAAGAACAACAACTGTACTTACAGATTTAAAGCCAGCACCAAGTAACTTAGACCATGAAGAAAAAATTGTTGTTATTGATAATAAAGCTGTAAGTAAAATATTTTTAAACTGGCAGCCTGTTTTGGGTGTGAATAAATATCAAGTTCAATACAGATTTAACAATGGTAATTTTATTTCACAAAATGTTATTAGTAATACTTTTGATATAGAAAATAGTCAAAAAGGTACATATGAAGTAAGAGTTTTTAGTTTTAATGCCATTGACAAACCAAGTGCAGAACCAGCTATTTTAACTGTTAATGCTTTAGGTAAAACAGAACTCCCAGATACTCCAACAAATGTAAGAATAGAGCCTATTCAAAACACTGATCTTGTAAGAGTTAGATTTGATCAATCAACCTCTCTTGATGTTTTACATGGGGGGTTTGTGGAGATTAGGCATTCTGTATTGACGGATGGAACTGGTACATTTTTTACAGCACAGGAACTTGATAAGGTAGCTGGAAACTCTACCTCTGCAACATTACCAAAATTAGATGGTGAATATATTTTAAAATTTATTGATGATACTGGGAATAGAAGTGCTGGAGAAGGTTCCGCAATAATTGCCTTACCAGAGGATCAAACATTTTTATCTGCTTTAACTAGAAGAGAAGATCAAGACAATCCAAAATTTCAAGGAGCAAAAACTAATACAGAGCTTGATGGTACAAGCACCTTTTTACAACTACAAGATTTAGGTTTTGACTCAATAACCAATTTCAACACTTTAGATGGAACAGCAACTTTAGATGAAGTGTTAACTATTGCTTCCTCTGGTACTTATGATTTTGGTGGGGCTGCTGGTACTACATTCTTGGATTTAGGAGGTGTTTTTAATGTCAACTTTAAACGTCATTTAAAATCAAACGGTTTTTTACCAAATGATAATTTTGATGCAATAGATGAATTAGATAAGAGACAAAATTTTGATGGTATTGATGTTGCGAATGTTTCTTCAGATGTTTTAGTTGCTATTACTCAAGATGATCCAAGTCAAGGTTCACCAACATATACTGGTTTTCAAAGTTTTACAAATGGAAACTTTAAGGGTCGTGGTTTTAAATTTAGGTGTTCTATGGCATCGACAGACCCTTCAGCAAGCATTAAGGTTACAGAGCTTGGTTATACGGCATCATTTACAAGAAGAACAGAGCAAAGTCCAGCAGTGATAACATCAAGCGGTGCGACTGATGTTACATTTCAAGCTCCATTTTTCACAGGGGCTGCTGGTTTAGGCGGCACGAATAGTGCTTTACCTAGTGTTGCAATCACAAGTCAAAATATGCAAAGCGGTGATTTCTTTGAATTAACAAATATAACAGGCACAGGATTTAGAATTACTTTTAAAAACGGATCCAGTACAGTAAATAGGAATTTCACATATCAAGCTGTCGGTTTTGCCAAAGGAGGGTAGAATAGGCACAAAGCTTTTAGATTATGGCACAAGTTTCAGACTATACAATTAATAATGATTCTGGGGCTAATGTTAGAGCCGACCTTAATAATGTTTTTGCTGCAATACAGAGTTTAAATAGTGGCTCATCAGACCCAGCACATTCGGCCACAGTTGCAAATATGCTGGTTGTTAATACAACTTCAAATCTTTTAAAGATAGTTAATGGCAGTAATAATGGATTTATAACTATTGGTAATGTAACTCAGGCAAATTTAGGTCTTGCTCCTTTAGCTGGTGCTACTTTTACAGGGAAAGTAACCCATAACTATTTAACAAGTGTAAGAATGCCTCAAGGGGATACAAGTGAACGAGGCTCAAGTGCAAATGGAGATTTTAGATATAATAATGAAACTCATAAATTTGAAGGTTATCAAAACGGAGCATGGGGAGATATTGGTGGAGGCGGAGGAGCAACTGGTGGCGGTTCAGAGGCCATATTTCATGAAAATGAGAATCAGATGGATCAAGACTACACAATCGGCAATGGTACGGCTAATATAAATGCAGGGGTGTTTGGGCCTTTAACAATTAATGCGACCTTAACGATTCCAGCAACTTCTGTTTTATCTATTGTTTAATTATGGCTTTTGTTATTGACGGAACAACAGGAATAGCAACGGTTGATGGAAGTGTATCCGCACCAAGTCAACGTGGGCAAGACAGTAATAGTGGAATATCTTATGCAGCAGACACCATAAAGTTTTCAACCAATGGTGTTGAAAGAATGTCAATTACAAATAGTGGGGTCGTTGGTGCAGGAGGCGGTAAACTTGTAGATTATTCTACAGCTATTGAAACGGCTGTTGTTTCTACAAGTGCGGGTCAAGGTCAATACTCAGGAGCAGTAATTTCCATTTCATATGCAGCAGCAAGTTCTAGTAATAAATTATTACTCATTGCACAATACAATATTTCAATAAATTCTACTGCTGCTACTTATGGTACTTTACATATAGGAGGTAGTCCTTCTTCTTATAGAGGTGATGCAGATGGAAATAGAAATAGAATATCAACTTCACAAAGAACAGGTAACGATGGAGGAATGAACAATCATAACCTTGTTACTTTAATTAGTAGCCCTGCCACAAGTTCAACTGCATATGATATAAGAGTAAGTCATTCAAACGACGCAACACACACTGTTTATTTGAATAGAACTAACAGTGACGTAAACCAAAATTATGAAGGAAGAGCAGCCTCTTCAATTACAATTCTGGAGTTTGAACCATAATGAGTTTAGATCACGAAGCTATACGCAAAGCCTATCCAGATGCTGCACTGATTCATGATGATAAAGGTGCATTTAAAGCTGATGGCAGTCAGATAACACTTGTTCAATCTGCCATTGATGCTGCGAGAGTTACACTAGATGCCGAAGCTGCTGCGATAGCTTATCAAGGTCAACGTAAAGCAGAGTATCCAAGTATTGAAGATCAGCTAGATACCATTTATCATAGTGGTATAGCTGGTTGGAAAACTACTATCAAAGCTATTAAAGACAAGTATCCAAAACCTAGTTAATTATGAGCAAAATATCACTCAAACACTCAGGCGGTAAAGTAGTTTCACTTAACTCTCCTACAACAGAACCAAACGCAAATGACGTAGCATTTAAGCTACCAAATGCTGATGGATCGTCTGGTCAGGTATTAAAAACAGATGGGTCAGGAAATTTGTCATTTGGTGCTGATACTGGAGGTAAAATTCTTCAAGTAAAACAAACAGTCAAAACTGATGTTTACTCTACAAATAGCACAAGCTATGCACTAATTACAGGTTTAACTCAAGCAATCACAGCAACTACAGCAAATAATAAAATTTTAATAAATGTAACTATATATGGTGGTAATAGTACAAGTGATTATGCCGTAGGGTTTCAATTAGCAAAAGATGGAACTGCAATATCTGGTGCATTAGGTGCAGCATCGGGAAACAATGCTGAATCTGGAACATTTAGATTTAGACAGAGTTCATTAAATCATGCAGAAGAAGCAGCTTTTATGTATTTAGATCCAGCAGCAGATACAAATGCACATACTTATGGAGTTTTAATGAAAGTTTTTAACACAAATGGTACTGGAAGAGTAGGAACTACAGGGGATAACGGTAACTATCAGCAGCACTTGAGGTGTCCCTGCACAATTACTCTTATGGAGGTAGCAGCATAATGGCTATCTCTTATAATTAAGGAAAAACACTATGGGACTAGATCACGAAGCAATTTATAAAGCATACGCTGGAACAGTTGTTAGTATTGATGACTCTGCTGGTGCGTTTGATAAAGATGGAAAATCTGTAACTCTTGAGCAAAGCAAGATAGATGCTGCACGAACCACACTTGATGCTGAAGCTGCCGCTATCAAGTATCAAACTGATAGAACAACTGATGGTTCTACTATTTACGCTTCTTTCGGAGATCAACTTGATATGTTGTATGCCGATATGCTCGCTGGTAAACTAGATACAACTGGAACGTGGGCAACCCACATCAAAGCGGTTAAAGACGCTAACCCAAAACCTAGTTAATTATGTCGAAGATTAAAGTCAACAGTTTAGAAGGAGTCGGTGCAACTACACCAGCAATTAGTATTGATAATGCTTCTGGAACGTGTACTGCCAACTTAAGTAATAGGCAAGGTAAAAATTTGATAATTAACGGAGGAATGACTATAGCCCAACGGTCAAGTGGCCCTGTTGCTGTATCAAATAATTCTAACGAAGCTTATCAATCATTAGATCGTTTTAATTTTAGTTTTGGTAATAACGCTGCTGGTGCAGCAAATATAAGTCAGAGTACAGACGCACCAACCACTTTAGGTTTTACGAAATCGCACAAAACTGATGTTACAACTGCTAACACAACATCAACTGGTGACGGTGTTATTGGTCTATCGTATAAAATTGAAGGTCAAGACATTAGAAATTCTGGTTGGAATCATTTGTCAGATTCTAGTTTTTTAACATTATCTTTTTACTTTAAAACTACTAAAACTGGCACTACTAAATTACCCATAATGTTTAGGACTTTAAATGGCACAAATTACTATTATGTTAAAAATATAACAGTAAGTGATCCTACAAACTGGAATAGATATACATGTACAATTCCAGGAAATTCTAATTTACAAATAGATGATGCAAATACAGGGGGATTGGCAATATTTTTTACATACTATACAGGTTCGGATAAGGATACAAGCAGTGAGGGTTCTTGGGGTTCAACAAATGCTTATAGCACAAGTGAGTCAACAAATTATTTTGATAACACATCTAATGATATGTTTATAACTGGCATTCAGCTTGAAGTAGGCAGCGTGGCAACAGATTTTGAGCATAGGTCTTTTTCAGATGAATTATTAAGGTGTCAGAGGTATTTTTATAAAACATATAACTATGACACAACTATAGGTACTGCTGGAAGCACGGGTGCTTGTATATTTAGTATGCCTCAAGCACAAAGTTATGCTGCTGTACCAACCGTAAGGTATCCTGTAACTATGAGAATAGGCCCAACAGTAACAGCATATTCCACACAAAATGCCAACACTACAGGAGTAATGTCAGCAGATTCTACAGACAAAACTACAACGATACACCATATTGGACAAAACGGACATTTCCCTTTTGTACAAAATAGTAGTAGCGGTACAGGCTCTAACATCTTTTTAAGACATCAATTTACAGCAGATGCAGAATTATGAATTACAAATTCTTTAAACTTCCAGATGGTACACAAGCAGATTCAGTTATAAAGACAACTGATGATGGAATAATTTCAACTGTTCCGTTTTATGAAGGAAACACCGACTACCAAGAGTACCTTGAGTGGGCTAAAACAAACACAGCCGAAGCTGCTGATACAGAAACATTAACTTGGGATAGCATCAGAACTACAAGAGATCAAATACTAAGAGATACA